CGCTGAGCCCGGAGCAGGAGGCAGGCGCGCTGCGCGTGGCCGCGTTCCTCATGCGCTACCACGGCACCGGCGGCCAGCATGCGGCCCTGGACGAGCCGCTGACCACGGCCACCACCAAGGACCGCCTCGCGCTGGTCACGGTGACGATCCAGGGCACGCCCTACGTGATCGTGGACATCTGCCTGCGCATGCTCCGCCGCGAGGAGCTGTTCCGCGCGCAAGGCTTCCCGCCGGGCTACATCATCGACCGCACCGCGGATGGCACAAAGCTCAGCAACAGCGCCTCCGTGAAGATGTGCGGCAACAGCGTCAGCCCGCCGCCGCTCGCCGCGCTGGCACGCGCCAACCTGGAACCGGCGGATGTGCCGGAGAGGATGGCGGCATGAAGGCGCCGTTCGTTCCCGCCGACGTCGACCTGCGCGGCCTGCCGTGGATGCGGCTGGACACCCAGCGCCTACTCGACTCGGACATGTTCGCGCTCTCCACGGGCGACGAATTCAAGTTCGCCGTCGCGTTGTGGTGCAAGAGCTGGAGCCAGACGCCGGCGGCATCGCTGCCGAATGACGATCGGATCCTCGCCCACCTGTCGGGCGCTGGCGCGCGCTGGAAGAAGGTGAAGGCCATGGCACTGCGTGGCTGGATCCTCTGCGACGACGGGCGCCTCTATCACCCCGTCGTTGCCGAGATGGCCATGCAGGCGTGGGAAGAACGCCAGGACTTCCGGAGCCGTCAGGAGGCCGCTGCGGATCGCAAGCGCCGCGAGCGTGAAGAGCGTGCGCGCCTGTTCGCGATCCTCAAGGCATGCGGTCACGCGGCTGCATGGAATACCTCCACCGCCGAGCTGCGCGACATGGCTCGGCAGGTCACGGACCTGTCACGCGTGACAGGTGGTGACACGTCACTCGGACAGGCCGGCGCCGGTCACGCACCCGACACGGCTAAGAAGGGATGGGACGGGACGGGATGGGACGGGAACCTACAAGGCTCTGTAGGTAGTTCTGTTCAAGAACCGGGAACCGAGGTTCTAGGGGAGGGCTTTCCCGCGCGCACGCCCACGCACGTGGAGGCCGCCGTTGCCATGCGGCGTGCCGGCGTCCTCGATGCCCACGGCGAGTACGCCCCGCTGCACGCATTCCTGGCCGAGGGAGGGCGCATCGATGCGCTCGCTGAGATCGCGGCCCAAGCCGCGAAGAACGGACAGGGCCGCATGGCCTACGTCGTCGCCAAGGCGCGCGGCCAGCTGAGCGACGCCAAGCGAGTGCCGCGCGCCAGCACGAAGGCCGGCCAGCAGGCCGCGTTGGAGCAATCGAACCTGGAGGCCGCCAGCAGCTGGGCGGCGAACGCGGAGGAAGTCCATGCAGCCCAGTGACCGGGAAGCCTTCGCCAGCATGCTGGCGGACGTCATGACCTACTACCAGCGAGAGGCGTCGCCGTTCCTGCTCGACGTCTTCTGGGCCGGCCTCAAGGGCCACGAGTTCGAGGACGTGCGCCGCGCGTTCTCGCTTCACGCCCGCGACCCAGACCGCGGCCAGTACGCGCCGCGGTTGGCCGACATCACCCGGCTGCTGGAAGGCTCCACGCAGACCCAAGGCATGCGCGCCTGGGCCAAGGTCGAAGCGGCCATGAAGTCCGTGGGCGCGTACCGCTCCGTCGCCTTCGATGACCCACTGATCCACGTCGTGATCGCGGAGATGGGTGGCTGGGTGCCGCTTTGCCGGTGCTCGGTGGACGAGCTGCCGTTCAAGGCGCGGGACTTCGAGCGCCGGTACGCGGCGTACCGCCTGCGCCGTGAGGTGCCGGCCTTCCCGCCGCGCCTGATCGGCGAGAACGAGGCGGACAACCGCCTCAACGGGCACGAGGGCTACCAGGTGCGGCCGGTGCTGATCGGCAATCCCGAGCGTGCCGCGCTGGTGATGGAGCGCGGCACGGGCAACGCGGCCGTGCGCATCACTGACGCGAAGCACATCGCCGGCGAGGTGCTGGCCCGCATCGGCGCCCAGGGCAGGGAGGACGCAGCGTGATCCGTCCGGCGCCGCTCTCGGAGCGCATCGAGCGCGCGGTCAGCCTGCAGCCGATGTCGGTGCGTGACCTGAGCCGCTGCCTATGCGCTTCGACCGGCGCCATTCGCCGCGCGATCGACCGAGCCGTAGGCGTCGATCGCGTGGGTACTCGGCATGAGGGGCGATTCGGCCCGCCTGCGGCGTTGATTGGCAAGGTGAATCACTGATGCAGCGCTACACACTGAACGCGAAGGGTCGCGAGCGCCCGCAGGTGCTGGCCAACCTACTGGCCTTCCTGCAGCGGCTGCCCGAAACGAAGTCATGGCGGATCGAGATCAAGGAGGCGCGGCGCGAGCGCTCCCTCGACCAGAACAACGCCCTGTGGGGCGTGGCCTACCCACCGCTCTGCGAGGCCACGGGCTACGAGCCCGACGAGCTGCACACCGCGCTGTGCTGCAAGTTCTTCGGCACGGTCGAGGTGTTCGTGCTGGGCGAGCGCTTGCTGCGGCCGCGCCGCACTACGACCACGAATGAGCACGGCGAGCGTGACGTCATGGACCGGGCCGAGTTCGCGCGCTTCTACGAGATGGTGCAGCGGCTCGGGGCGGAGATCGGCGTCGACGTGCCCAGCCCGGATCCGTTCTGGATGGAGCGGGCAGCATGAAGCGGTCGCCGATGCCCCGAAGCGGCAGCCGATTGCGCCAGGGCCGCTCCAGCCACAAGACCACACCGACGCGCCAGGCAGCGCGCGGTGAGCCGTGCACGGTACGCATTCCGGGGTGCTGGGGTGGCACCGAGACGACCGTGCTCGCCCACTACCGCCTCGCCGATACCTGCGGCGTGGCCACGAAGCCCGACGACGAGCAGGGCGCGTACGCCTGCGCCTACTGCCACGACGTGGTGGACGGCCGCCGCCCCGCGCCGGATGGCTACACCCATACCGATGTCCGCCTGGCACACGCCGAGGGCGTCTTCCGCACGCAGCTGCGCCGGCGCCAGGTGTCCCCGTGGAGCGAGGACTGGCGCCCATGACGGCACAGCCCCTCGAAACCCTGCACAAGGCGATGGCGCGGGTTGCGATCCGTCAGCTGTCCGATGCCGAGCTGGCTCGTGAGGTGGAGCGGACCGGGAAGCGCATGCGCCTGCAGCAGCGCTTGTACCTCCTGCTGCTGCGCGAGCAGAAGCGCCGGAGGAAGGCCGCGCCATGAGCTGGGACTACGGATGCGGCGCCACCGGCAAGCGCCGCTACATGACTTCCGCCGACGCCCACGCCGCCGTAGTGGGCACGAAGCGCCGCGGGAGCCGCCAGCGCCCGTACCGCTGCGATCACTGCCACGGCTGGCACCTGACCCACTACATGCACGAGACCCGGCCGAAGGGTCGGGCCCGCAGCTTCCAAAGGCCCCTACGATGAACGCCAAGCTCGAGAAAATCGCCCGGATGGAGGGCAAGACCACCTACAAGGACTTCCGCCAGGGGTTCGCCAGTCGCTCGCTCGCCGGCGACTCGGACGCCGACATCAAGATGGCGCTGGGGATGGCGCAGCGTCAGGTCGGCGCGCTGGCGGTGCAGGTGCTGGAAACGCGGTACGCCTCGACGCTCAAGCACGAACGGGCGCTCCGGCGCGCCTGGGACCGGAAAGTCCGGGAGGACGCCGCGGCGGCCAAGACGAAGCGGGGATCGCACGACGCGGCGGTCCAGCGAATGGGCGCCGCGCTGGCGATCCGGCGGCTGGCCGGCGCGCACATGATCCAGCACGAGGTGGCGGAGTACGCCTGGATGCTATGCGTCCGCCGGGAAACCCTGGATGAGGCGATGCGTGCCGCCGGAGCTTGGCTCGATGGGCTGTGCAGCGAAGCAGAGCAAGCTTTTATCAAGGCGCTTTCTGATCGGTCTCCGTCGCGCTCGAGCTATCAGAGGCCTTGATCCAATCAGCGTCTCGAACAAGATCGCTGACATGCATTCCCTCAAAGATGGCCTGCTTGATGATGGTGTCGTGAGCGGTCTTGGCCTGCCCCTCGGTCTCGAATAGAAATGTAAACGTCATGGGCGATGGAAGCGGAGAAACCGTGCCTCCAATACAGCCGGGCTGGTCCTTTCCGAAACTTAGGACTGCATCAATTTTGCTCTCCGCATATTGGCCGACGAACCTTACGTAGTACATGAATGCCCCCTTGGTTGGTCATCGAAGTATACGGTTGGACGTAGGTCCCGCCATAACACTGACGTAAGTCTTGTGGACCACCTCGCGCGCGATGGTGGCTCTCGTCAAGGGCAAATTGGGCCTGTTCGGAGGCTTCACTCCCCCGTCTGGGTAGGGAGGCGAGTACAATTGCAACACCCCAGGGGTAGCGGTGAGACCTGGTGGCGGTGGAGTACGGCCATGGATTTGCACGGATTCAACGACCGCGGTGAAGGACTAAAGGAGATTTAAAATCTCAGTGAACCGAAACGAGGTATTTCAAAAATGTGGGATGAGAAGTTTTTTGATTTTGAGATTCATAGTTGGCATTTAAGGAATCAGCTGACGGTTCCGCAGATCTATAACGCGGCGGAGGAAATTCTTGACGAGCATGACCTGCGTCCTGGCCACGAGAATTACGCCGCTTTCCGCGACGGGCTCCGGGAGGCGGGCAAGCGGTACGTCGACGCTTATCGCTTGCGGAACGGGTTGCCGCCGAAGGACTGGCCCATGAAGTAGCGTCGGCCCACGGATCTAATCATGCTTGACTGCGGGACTGGCTTTTGATGTAGATTTGCCACTATCCCCCAAACTGTTCGACGGCCGCGCTGCGCGGCCGTTGGCGTTTCTGAGCCCCGCCACCGTGCGGGGCTTTTTCGTTGGAGCCCGTCATGGCCAAGATCCGATTGACCCTCGTGTCGAAGAACGAGTCCGCGTACACCCCGGGCCAGGTGCAGCTGCAGTTCGGCGTGGTGGTGAAAGCCGACCCGAACCAGCCGCCGCAGCCCGTAATCGCGCCGCTGTCGAGCGCCAACCTGACCATCGACAGCGCGGCCGCGTCCGGGCTGGTGGTGGGCACGGAATACGACATCAGCTTCACCGCGGCCTGATCGACCGTTATGCCGCTCCCGCTGCCCATCACGCCGGCCCGCGCGCTGGCGAAGATCATCGACCCGACCAGCGAGATCCTGCCCGGCGTGCCGTGGAACGACCGCGCCGACGTGGCGCTGCTGGCGATCGCGCTGCAGGAGAGTGGGCTGGCGGCGCGCGTGCAGCGCGGCGGCGGCCCGGCACGCGGTCTGTGGCAGTTCGAGCAGGGTGGCGCGGTGCATGGGGTCATGACTCATCCGGCGACGGCCAAGCTGGCCGTGCAGCTCCTGGCCAAGCGCGGCGTGCCGAAGACCGAGCGCAGCGCCTACCTGGCGTTGCCAGCGGATGACCTGCTGGCCTGCGGCTTCGGCCGCCTGCTCCTGTTCACCGACCGCGCGCCGCTGCCGGCGCTGGGAGAGGCGGACGCCCTGTGGGCGTACTACCTGCGCAACTGGCGCCCAGGTCATCCCCGGCCGGAGCACTGGGCCACGAACTACGCCATGGCGCTCGAAGCCGTCCGCCCGGAAGCCATCGCATGAGCGACCAGTCCACGCCACGCAGCTGGCAGTCGGTGCGCACCATCCTGGAGGGGCTGATCCTCGCCGGTGTGCTCTGGCTGGCGAACAGCACGCAGCAGCAGGCCACCGCGACGGTGGAGCTGCGCACGCAGATGCAGGGCATGAGCGACGAGATACGCAGCCTGCGGGCCCAGCTCGCCGACGTGCCCGCGATCAGCCGCGACATGGCCCGGCTGCAGGTGCAACTGGGCGAGCATGAGCGCCGCATCGGCCGTCTCGAAGACGGCAAGCAGCAGGCGCAAGCCATGAAGGGGTGGACACGATGAGCCCGACCATTCGCCAGCGCGCCAGGGCTTTCTGGCGCGCTCTGCTGCCGTGGGTGCTGATGCGCCTGCGCCAACCGACCACCTACCTCGGCCTGGTGGTCAAGATCGCCGCGCTGCTCGGCCTGACGGTGACCGATTCAACGGCCGGCCAGCTGGCCGAGGTCGCCGCGGTCATCGTCGGCGCCCTGCTGGTGGCGTGGGACCAGGACGGCCCGCGCACCGATGACTCGGACCGGGCCGGCGCATGACCTGGCTGCTTTCCCTCTGGAACGGCGCCAAGGCCTGGGTGACCGCCATCCTGGCCGTCATCGTCGCCTTCGGCTCGGCCTACCTGCTCGGTCGCCGTAAGGGCGAGGCCGAAGCCACCGAGCATGCGCAGCTGCAGCAGCGCGCCGAGCAGGCCGAATCGAACGCCGCCGCCGCGCAGGCTGCGGCCCACAACGCTGAGGTGCGTCATGACGTCGATGCCGAAGTTGCCGCGCTTCCGGGCGGGGCATCGCCTTCTGGTGCTGATCCTGACCCTCGCAGTGCCGCTGGGCGGCTGCGAGACGACTGGACGCGCGACTAAGAGCGCGCCGGCCCAGGCCGTCGCCGATCCCTGTGCTCCGTGGCGCCCGATCTTTTTGACCAAGGCCGAAGTGGCGACCCTGAGCGACGAATCGGCTCGCCAGCTTCTGGCGCACAACCTGACCGGGCAGCGGCTCTGCCACTGGCAGCCGAAGCCCACGACCAAGCCGTAAACCCGCGAGTCCGCCGCCTGGGTCCGGCGGTTCGCATCGCACTCACCCTGCCGCCGCGCGAATGGCCGGCCGCCATCGAAGCGATCGCCGATGCCGACGAATGCCGATGGGCCGACGAATGGCTGCGGCAGCAGGCCCAGATCCTCCGCCACCTGCGGGCACACCGTCGAACCGCCGCCACCGAGTCGCAGCCGCGAGTCGGGCCGGGTGGATCGACCGGAGACCGACATGGCAACCCGAAAGACCGCCGCCAACAAGCGCGGCAAGGCCGCCAAGGCGGCCGCCGCTAAGCCTGCTCGCCAGAGCCGCAAATCGACGCCCGACCAGCCGGCAGCCGAGGCGTACGTGCCGTACAGCCCCGAGGTGTGTGCCGCCGTCTGCGCGCTTATCGCCGAGGGTCACTCGGTGCGCGCGATCAGCGCCATGCCCGGCATGCCCAGCAAGGCCGCCATCTTCCAATGGCTGACCAAGCACGAGGAGTTCCGTGCCGCGTACATGGCCGCCACGCGCGAGCGTGCCCATGCCCGCTACGAGTCGATGGACGACGTGCTGCACGAACTGCGCGGCGGACTGATCGATGCCCGCGCCGCGCGAGTCATGGTCGACACACTCAAGTGGCAGTGCGCCATCGAGGCGCCGGAGCGCTACGGCCAGGTGTCCCGCCACGAGGTGACGGGCAAGAACGGCGGCCCGGTGCAGTCGCAGCAGCTGCCGCCGGCAGACATGACCCCCGAGCAGCGCCTCGCCGAAATGCGCGCGCTCGTCCAACAGCATCCCGAGCTGCTCGCCGTGCTGGCGAGCGGCGCAGCTCACTAACGGAGAACCGCCATGGCACTCACTCCCGCCGACGTCGCCCTGCGACTCAACAGCCTGCCGTCCGACCAAGGCCGGGCGCTGACCCAGCTTTTCGCCGAGCTCATCGATGACGTGGCCGCGGTAGCGGCGGGCGAGGGCGGCGCGATCACCAGCAGCCAGATCAGCGATGCCAGTGCCACCGGCAAGGCCGTCCTGACGGCAGCCAATGCCGCGGCCGCGCGTACCGCGATCGGCGCCGCCGGCACCAGCGCCGCGACCACGACGGTGGCCGGCCTGGTCAAGCAGGCCGCTACCCAGGCGAACAGCACGGCCGCGGACGTGGCCGGCGTGGTGAGCGACTTCAATGGCTTGCTCGCGAAGCTCAAGGCCGCGGGCCTGATGGCGTAAGCGAGCCATGGCGACGACCCTCGACAACTTCGTCCGATCGGTCCTGGCGCAGGACGCCACGGCCGCCGACACGCAGCTGGTGCTGGCGAAGGCCGCGCCGCCGCTGCGCGACCCGCCGGCAGCAAGCGCTGGCGCGCCTGGCGTCATCGTCTTGCAGGACGCGCCGACCGCGCCAGCGAAGATCGAGGTCATCCGGTACACCGGCCGCACAATCGCCGGCAACAACGTCACCCTGACCGGCGTCACGCGCGCTCAGGAGGGCACGACGGCCCAGGCATGGACGGCGGGAACGCCGACGTTCCAGGGCATCACTGCCGGAGTGCTGGCGGAAAAGCTGGATGCCACCGGCATGGCCGTGGCCGCAGCGCGCCTGGCCACGCCGCGTACATTCTCGCTGGCCGGTGTGGTGAGCGCCCCGGCCGTGCCGTTCGATGGCACCGGCGACGTCGCGCTCAATACGACCATCCCGAACAACGCACTCACGTTCGCGATGGTCAACGGACTGCAGGCAGCGTTGGATAGCAAGTTGAGCACCGCCGGCGGCACGATGACAGGGCCTTTGACGGCTAATGCCGCGGCGACTTTCAACAGCACCACGGTTTTCAATACCTCGGGTGCCGAGGTTGATGTCTTCTTCCGGTACGGAAATTCGCCGGCGAGGCAGGTTTATCTCTCGCACAGCGCCGGCCGTTTCGGCATTAACTTCACGGACGCCAGTGGCAACTTTGCGGGCGCCGGGTTTTGGATGAACAGCAACACCGGCGCCGTGACGCTCATGCAATCCACGTTCAACCAGGACGACAACACGTTCCAGACCACGGCACCATTCCGTTTCACTGGCATGGGCGCAGCCGGCACGATGTACTGGCATGGCACGAATGGGCCGGGCGACGACTTGTGCGCTATTTCGCGGGGCAACGCGAACAACGTCTACAACATGACCTGGAATGGGCAGATCACCACCCAGGGTTTGATGCAAACGAACACGACGAGTACGTCGGCCCTCTACGTCGCCAATGGGGGGAACATCCGCATCGGAAGCAGTAGCGGCGTGTCGCGCTACATCCGCACGAACCCGAGCAACGGCAACCTGGAGTTCGTGAACAACGCCTACAGCAGCGTCGGCGCATGGCTGCAGGACAACGGCATCTGGGTCGGCGTGGACTTCCAGGCCTACTCCGACGCGAACCTCAAGACGAATGTGCAGCGGCTGCACCGCGGCCTTTACGCGCTCAAGCAGATGCCGCCTCGCCAGTACGTGAAAGAAGGGCGGCCGGAGATCGGCTACCTAGCGCAGGAGGCACAGAAGGTCATCCCGGAGGCCGTGACCCAGGGCGATGACGGATACCTGCGCCTGAGCTACGGCCAGGTCACCGCGCTGATCGGCTCCGCCGTGCTGGAACTGGATCATCGTCTTGCCCTGCTGGAGGCGCGCGCATGACCGTCTCCCTGCTTGAGCGTCAGCAGGCTTTCGGCGCACCCAGCCTCCTGGCCATGCGTCGCGGCGCGGGCTACGTGCCGGACATTCCGCAGAACGCGGGCGTGCCCACGAATCCGCCCATCAGCCTGTCGCAGCTCGCCGGCGCCGTGAAGTACCAGCCGCTGAGCATCAACGGCCCGACCACCCTGAGCATCGGCGTCATCCCCCTGAACCGACCGCCCATCGTGGACCGCCGCAGCGTCAGCTACGCCGTGAGCGGCGGCAATCCGGGGCCGTCTGTTTCCTGGGCCAAGGTCGCCGGCTGGGCCAATACATCCATCGACAACGCTGGCTCGCTGTCGCCGACGTTCTCCGCGACGGGCTACGTGGGAAGCCCCTCGGATCCGTCGATCGTGGAGGCCTCCACGGATACGTGGCAGCTCACGGTTTCCGATGGCGTGTCGACCGCGCAGCTCTCGCTGGTCATCACGGTCAGGCGCGACCAGCGCAACGTCTGATTTGAGGACCGCTCCATGCCGATCGCTGACGACCGCCAGATGGACAACAAGCGGGTGATGACCGACTGCCTGGAATGCGTGAAGGCGCTGGCACCGCTGCGCGTCTTCGACAAGTCCACCGGCCGCGAGAGCCTCGCGATCAGCGCCCAGGACAGCCAGGCCACGATTCCCGAGCTGATCTCGTCGGGCTCGGATGGCTTCCAGCGCCTGCAGTACGAGCTGCTCACCGTGCGCCTGGTGGGCGCCGTGAAGACCCTGGCGGGGCAGGTGGAAGCGCTCCAGCAGCAGATTAAGGCGCTGCAGACGGGGGGCGGCGGCACCGCCTGAGCGCATGGCGGACCCGGCGGCGCGCCTGCTCGAGCTTTTGCAGGCCGAGCACCGATACAACCAGCTGGCCTACATGTTCCCGGACACCGGGACGCTGCGCCGGGAGCTGTACCCGAAGCACATGGCGTTCATCACCGCCGGCGCGGATACGCGAGAGCGGTGCTTCATGGGAGGCAACGGCGTCGGCAAGTCCGTGCTCGGCGCCTACGAGACGTCCTGCCACGCGACCGGGCGCTACCCCGACTGGTGGACGGGCTACCAGTTCAACACCGCCATCCCGATGTGGGTGGGCGGCGACACCAACGAGACGGTACGCGACATCACCCAGGCCAAGCTGTTCGGCAACGTGGCCAAGGACCCGGAGCTGCTGGGCACGGGGCTGATTCCGCGCGATGCGATCGACATCGACAGCATCCGCTTCCGCCCGAACACCAACCGCGCGATCGACTTCGCGAGGGTGCGGCACCAAAGCGGCGGCTGGAGCATCGTCAACCTCAAGAGCTACGAGCAGGGCCGTAAGGCCTGGCAGGGTACGGAGATTCCCTGGATCTGGCTGGATGAGGAGCCTCCGCAGGACATCTACGTCGAGTGCGTCATGCGCGGCCGTACCACCGCCGGCAAGATCGCGCTGACTTTCACGCCGCTGTCGGGCTGGACCGACGTGGTGGACAGCTTCATGAAGTGGGAGCAGGCGCGAGCCGAGGGCGGCTCGAAGCGGCTCATCACGTGCGGCTGGGACGACGTTCCCCACCTCTCCGAACAGGAAAAGCGCGAGCTGCTGGCGGCGACGCCCGGCTATCTGCGCGACGCCCGCCGGTACGGCACACCGGTGGCGGGCAAGGGCAAGGTGTACACGGTGGAAGAAAAAGATTTCGTCATCCCGCCCATCCAGCTGCCGAACCACTACCGACGCGTCTTCGGCTTCGACGGCGGCTGGTACAACACCGCAGCGGTGTGGCTCGCCTACGACAAGGACACCGACGTCGCCTACCTGTACAGCGAGTACAAGCGCGGCGAGGTCGAGGTTCCGATCCATGCCGCCGCGATCAAGGCGCGCGGTGAGTGGATTCCTGGCGTTGGTGACGCCGCCGCCATCAACCAGGGCGACGGCGAAAAGATCCTGAAGCTCTACCGGAAGCAGGGCGTGAAGCTGCGCCTGCCCGACAAGGCCGTGGACGCCGGCCTGCAGGAAGTGCTGGGCCGCCTGTCGACCGGACGCCTCAAGGTGTTCTCCACCTGCCAGAAGTGGCTGGAGGAGTACCGCCGTTACAGCTACGACGACCAGGGGCGCATCCGCAAGCAGGATGACCACCTGATGGATGCCTCCCGCTACGCGATCGTCAGTGGGTTGAAGATCGCCACCACCCAGCAGGTGGCGGCCGCACTGCCCAACGAGGAATTGACCTTTGGCATCTACCGCTGACCCCATCTACGGCGAGCTCGATCCCGTCGAGCTTGCTGCCGTCCGCGCGACGGTGAACGAAAACCCCGAACTGCTGGAGCTGCCTGCTGACCAGCAGCGCGAGGCCATGGACGCGATCATCGCGCAGGTGCGCGCGCAGCGCGCGCTGGGCCGCAAGCTCATCAACGAGCTGGAGCAGGTGCGCGACAAGATCATCGAGGGGCGTGCGCCGGTCGAGCAGCGCTGGGTCGAAGACATCAACCAGTACGAGGGCGAGTCGCTGCTGCCGCCGTCGAAGGAGTATTCGACCGAGGGCAACAACCGCGAACGCGACACGCAGCCCAAGGTGAACCTCACGCGGGCGCGCACCAACATGGCCGCCGCGCGCATCGCCGACATGCTCTTTCCGGCCAACGACCGGAACTGGGACATCCAGCCCCTGACCGATCGGGTGGGCGAGGCCCTGCGAAAGGCGGAGGCGACCCAGCAGGCCGCTGCCGCGCCGCAGGGCGGGCAGCCCGCGCCGGGTGCACCCATGCCGGGCCAGGATGGCGCCGCGCCAACGCCGGCGCCTGGCCAGGACTCCGCCGCGGTCGCCGCCGGCGTGAGCACGGCGGACCAGGACAAGGCCAAGTGCGACGGCATGCGGGAGAAGATCCAGAACTATCTGGACGACTCGCTGTATTCCGAGCATGGCCGCCGCATCATCGAGGACGGCTGCAAGATCGGTCTCGGCGTGATGAAGGGGCCCTTCACCCGCAAGATCCGGCGCAAGCGCTTCGGCTTCAAGCGTGACTCGTTGGGGAAGATGGTCGCGATCCTGGACGTGCAAGAGCAGCACGTGCCGCAGTGCACCCGCGTCGACCCGCGCTTCTTCTACCCCGCGCCCGCGCGGTCCATGAACGACTGCGAGCAGGTGTTCGAGCTTCACCTGATGAGCCGCGCGGCGATCAAGGAGCTGGCGGCGCAGGATGGCATCGACAAGGCCGCCGCCGAACTTCTGCTTCGGCAGGAACCCAACTTGGGCAGGGTGGGCGAGAACCTCCGGAAGTGGAACGACCGCTGCGTCCTCAAGGAAGAGATCGAGGGCCTGTACGCCGTGTGGGAGGCGCACGTCGTCCTGTCCAAGCCGCAGCTGGAAGCGCTGGGCCTGGGTGACCTGGATGACGACATGGACGTGATCCCTGTCGCCGAACTTTGGTTCAGCCAGGGCGAGCTGCTCAAGGCGTCGCTGTCGGTGCTGGAAGCTGACCGGCGGCCGCCGTATTGGACGTGGTGCTACGAGCGCGCCGATGACACGATCTACGGCTACGGCATCCCCTGGCTGTACCGCAACCCGCAGCGCGTCATCGACAGCCTGTGGCTGATGCTGATGCACAACCTGGCGGTGAGCAGCGGCCCGCAGGTCTTCTTCAAAAAGGGCATCGTCAAGCCGGTCGACGGCATCTACAAGATCCGCGGCCCGAAACTGTGGGGCGTCGAAGACGAGGACGTCGAGGACGTGTCGAAGGTGTTCCGCGCGGAGACCTTGCCGAACAACGCGCCGCAGATCATCGATGTGCTCAAGCTGGCCATGGAGCTGGGCGACGAGGAGATCTCGCTCCCGTCGATCGCCCAGGGACAGCCCAACGAGGCGGTGCCCACGGCGGCCGGGCTGATCCAGCTGCTGAACGCGTCCAACATCGTGCAGCGTCGGTGCGCCAAGTCCATGGACGACGACTTGATCTCGCCCATGATCGAGCGGTTCTACGTCTGGGAGATGCTCCACGGCACCGACGACAGCATCAAGGGCGACTTCGCGGTCTCGGCGCGCGGCACCAGCGTACTGCTGCACAAGGACATCAAGGCCCAGCACCTCCAGATCATCGCCCAGATCACCGCCGACCCGCGCTTCGCCGTGTACCTCAAGGAGGGCGAGTTCCTCCGGGAGATGTTCGAGGCGGCGGACGTTTCGGCCGAACTCCTGCTGCGCACGGATGGGGAGGCGGACCAGATCCGCCAGCAACAGTCGCAGGGCGCCGGCGTCGCCGAGCAGGCCAAGGCGCAGGCCATGCAGGCCCAGGTGCAGTTGAAGCAGCAGCAGCTGCAGCTCCAGCAGCAGCAATGGGAGATGGAGCAGCAGCAGGCGGCCGAGGAGCGCGCCATGCTCCACCAGGAACGCATGGCCGAGCTGCAGGACAAGGCCGACGAGCGACGTGCGCGCCTGTTGCTCAAGCAGATGGAGTTGCAGATCATGGCCGCCCAGCTCGCCAACACGCGCGACATCTCGCTCGCCGAAATCCAGAAAGACCTGCGGATCGCCGAGAGCAGCAACAACGTGGCGCAGTTCGTCGCCACGATGAACGCGCGCCTCAAGGCTGCGACCATCGCCAAAGACCAGCAGGAAATGGCCCTCAAGGTCAGCCCGGCGAATCCTTCCGGCACGGGCATCTAAGCCATGCCACGCATCGACACCCATTCCGACACCTGGGCGGAGGTCTCCGCCTGGGCGATCGCCCGCCTCGAAAAGGCACGCGCCACGTTGGAGAGCGACGCGACGGACCACGAGCAGACGCTCGCGAGCCGCGCGCAGATCAAGCTGCTCAAGCAGCTCCTCGAACTGCCCAACCAGGCCGCCCCACCGACCGAATCCGAAGTCGCTTTCGGAATCGAGCCCCCGTGAGCCAGTCATGACCGACGAGACCAAGACCCTTTCCGAAGACGAACAGTTCGCCGCGCTGATGGCGGACAACCCGCTGTTTGGCAGCAACGCGCCCAAGGGCGACACGACCGCCGATGGCGCCGGCGCAAGCGAGGCGGACGAGCCCGGCGCTGCCGCTGCTGCGGCAGCGGGTGGCGCCGATGAAGGTCAGCAGGCCGCGGGCGCGCAGGGCGCCGACGCTTCGGCACAAGCAGCCGCGGCCGCTCAGGAAGGTGCGGCGGGCCAGGAAGGGCAGGGCGCCGGCCAGGCTGCCTCTGCCAGCAACGAACCCTTCCCGGGCTACAGCACGCTGAGCCAGGAGGCGCGCGAGGCGTTCGATCGCTTGGCGCAGGCCCGGTCGAAGGTGGAGAACGACTACAAGGCGCTTCACGGAATGATGGCGCCGACGCAGCGACAGAACGCGGAATTGCGCCGCCAGTTGGAAGCAACGCAGGCGCGAATCCAGCAGCTGGAGCAGCTGGAGCGGGCGCAACGGGATGCGTCCGCCGCCAAGGATGAGGCCCTGAAAGGAATCGAAGACTGGGCAAGTCAGTTCCCCGAGGAATCCAAGGTGCTGATGGCACTGGTGAATCCGCTGAGGGAAAAGGTGACCGCCCTCGAAGGGCAGCTCAATGCTGCCCGCGCCGAGCTAGGCACGCTCGCAAACGAGCGGCAACAGGCTGCCTTGGCGCGAGAAATCAGCGAGCTGGATAAGGCCCACGCCGATTGGCGCGATATCCATGCCAGTCCCGATTACTGGGAGTGGCTGAACCGCCAGCCGCCGGGCATCCAAGCACTCAATGAGTCGATGTTCGCGGGAGACGCGATCTCGTTGCTGCATCTCTACAAGAGCAGCCGCCATGCCGCTGCACCCGCACCCGCGCCGGCTCCCCAGGCCGGCGCCGCCGATGCGATCCAGCAGCGGCGCTCCCAAGCCCTTGCACGCAGCGCCGCCCCGGCGGTGCGCGGTCCTGAATCCGCCGTTGTGACGGGTGGGAATCAGACCGCGCTGTCCGATGACGACGCCGCGTTCCTATCGCTTGTGGGCAAGAACCCCCTTTTCCGTTAAGCCTTAGAGGATTGCCGTCATGGCACAGCGTCAGTATCAGCCCATTCCGGGCGTATCCGCTCCAATCTACTGCGAGGCCAAGGTGCTCGAACGCGCCGGCCCGCACATCTGTCTCGACGTCGCCGCCGACATGAAGCCGGTGCCGAAGAACGCCGGTAACGCCGTCAACTTCCGCCGCTGGCGCAACCCGGCGGTGAACGAGACGCCGGTGACCGAAGGCGTCACGCCGACCAGCCGCGCGCTCGAAAGCGACGACTACAACACCACCATCAACCGCTTCGCCGAAGTGTTCGAGGCGAGCCGCTACGAGTACGACCTGGACGTGTGGGATTGCGTCAAGGGCGCGGCCGACGTGCTGGGCGACCTGATCCAGCGCACCCGCGAGCGCGTGCGCTACAACGCCGCGAAGGCCGGCTCGGCGGTGCTGTACAACAGCCCGTCCGTGACCGCGCGCAACGGCGTCAACGGTGCGATCACCGTAGGCCGCCTGGACGTGGCCACGCGTGCGCTGGAAGCGAACAAGGCGATGACCTTCACGCAGATGATCCGCGCATCCACCGCGGTCAGCACCGCGGGCGTCGAGCCGGCGTACTTCGCCTTCGGCCACACCGACCTGATGCCTGACCTGCGCCGCCTGCCGGGCTTCCGCACCGTGCCGGAGATGGCGAACCTGCCGGCCGAGGCCAAGAACCCGCTGTTGCGTGGCGCCCTGGGCTCCGTGCTGTTCTTCCTGTCGCCCGAGCTGGAGCCGTTCTACGGTGCCGGCGCGGCCGTGGGTAGCACCGGCATGAAGTCGCGCGACGGCACCAACGTCGACGTGTACCCGCTGCTGATCCTGGGCCAGCACGCCCTGGGCAGCATCGCGCTGCGCGGCTCCGGCGTTGCCGGCCGCGGCGCGGTGAAGATCAACATCCTCGACCAGCCCGACAAGTCGGACCCGTCCAACGAGCGCGTGTACGTCTCGGCGGCTTGGTACGACGCGGCTCTGCGCCTGTCCGAGGAATGGATCCAGCGCATCGAGGTGGGCGTCACCGCCAACCCGTCCTAATTGCCGTAGGACCGGCACCCGCCAGTTTCGACTGGCCCTTCAAGGCCCCGCTTCGGCGGGGCCTTTCTTTTCGAGGTTCCCATGACCCAGCAGAACATCACCCCGGAGCAGTTCAACGAGTGGCGACGCAACGCCTTCGAGGGACTGGACCGCAACCAGTTGAAGCAGGCCGCCGAGATCCTCGGCGTGGAGTTCGCGCCCCAGACCAACAACGACACCCTGCGGAAAAAGCTGCAGGAGGCCATCGGCCTGGTGAGTGCGCCGCTCACCGAGAGCCAGGTCGGGCAGATCGCGGCCGAAGCGCCGAAGCCCAACCAGCGGGCCGTGAGCATCACCGCCACGCCGCCCAACCTGGGGCCCGCTGGTCGCTGGGGTGGCCGCTATCGGCGCGTGCGGCTGACCAAGACCTCCTTCTACGAGAAGTTCAAGGCGTTCCCGCTGACGTGGGAAGGGCAGACCCGCTACTTCCACTTCGACGTGGACGTCGACATGCCGTGGCCGTACTTCGAGATCCTGCGCAACATGCGCGAGACGCGCATCACGCAGAGCCTCAGCCACGATGGCCGCCGCGTGGAGAAGAGCGAGTCCAGCACGCAGGTGCTGCCGTACTCCGATCTGGGCGATACCCCGGGCACCGAGCATCTGCCGTGTTCGATGATCGAATACGTGCAGCGCGTCGCCGAGTCCTGCGGCCGCTTCGCGGACACGCCGCGGCGAGACCTCATCCGCGTGATGCGCTGGCTGCACGGTCCGCAGGCCAACGTCACCACGAAGGAACTGACCGACGACGAGATCCGCGATCAGATCCTGACCTTCATCGGCGTCGATATCTACGCGGACGCGTAAGCCATGGCGACCTTCCTGGAACTGTGCCGGGACGTGCACCGGCTCGTACGTATCGGCGAAGACCCGCCGGGCACCGCGCCCGAAACGGTCATCGACCAGGAAGGCGTCCTCGCGGAAATCGTCGGCTGGGTGCAGGACGCCTACCGCGACATCCAGGAGGATCAGCAGGACTGGGCGTTTCGGGAACGCGTGGCCACGGTGACGGTGCCGGCAGCCAGCCGCGCGGTAGACGCGGCGCTGCTGCCGGCGGACTACGAGGCGCTGCGACCCTACACGAGCGACTACTGCCACCGGCACATCATGGTGGCGCCGGCGGGCGCTGGGACCGTGGCGCAGCAGCCGGTGTGGTTCGTCCCGTGGGAGGAATGGCGCGGCGGCCGCTACGAGCACGGCCAGGCGTCGATGGCGACCGGACAGCCCAACCATTTCACGGTCGCGCCGGATGGCACGTGGCGCCTCTACCCGACGCCCGCCGCGCCGGTCGACCTGACCTTTGCCTACACCCGCACGCTGCACGAGCTGGAGCAGGACGGAGACCAGCCGATCATCCCCGATCGCTACGCCAAGGCCATCGTCTGGCGTGCGCTGCTGTTCTACGCCGACTCCCGCGACAAGACCCAGGAGGCGTACCAGAAGTGGGAGCGGCGCCGGAAGCAGGCGATGGCGCGGCTGTATCGCGAGCAGCTGCCCGAGCTGGGGTTCTGATCGATGCAGTCTTACGCACTCAAGGGCGGCCTCGACCTGTCGACGGCTAAGGCGACGGTGAACGCCGGCACGCTGCTGGACTGCCTGAACTACGAGGTTTCCGACCGCGACGGCTACACCCGCATCGCGGGCTTCGAGCGCTTCGACGGTCAGTTCCGCGTGGCCGAGTTCCGCGCCGTGCGGTTGCGCGGCGCCCTGGTGAGCGGCGCCTTTCAACCGGGCGACCAGGTGTCGATGGACGGTCATACGGGCTACGTGACCTCGGGGCCACGGGGTGGTGGCTGGGCGCTGTACGTCCTCTGCCACAGCCGCGATCCCTGGCCGCTGGTGCTGCCGGCGACCGTCGTGAACGTGACCCGCGCCGGCCAGGCCTCGATCGTCGCGGCGGACTTACTGCCGGATCCGGTGGGCCGGCAGAAGGTCATCAACGCCGCGCGCAAGGCGTTGGCGGATGCGGCGCGGCCGCTGGTGGGACTGGTGCCCGGTAACCCGGACACGCCGGTCGCGGGCGTTTTCTGGTTCAAGAACCGGCTCTATGCCATTCGCGACTTTCCGCTGGTCTGGTTCGAGTCGGCGAAGCAGTGGCCGTTCCGCGTCGGCGACCAGGTAACGATGCCCGGCGGCGTCTACACGGTGATCGCCGTGCACTACACCAGCCAGGCCTACCTTGCTGGCTACATGGTGCTGTGGCCGCTTGGCCAGGACGGCAAGCCGATGACGGTGGCGCCGAAACCCGGCGACCAGGTGACGCGGCCGTCGCAGTACGTCGGTTTCGATGGCGGCGGTGCCGCGGCCGGCGAGTTGCCGGCGGGCATGATAGGCACGGTCAGCTACGGCGACGGCAAGGCGACCGTCACCAGCCCGGGCGAAAGCGTGCAGGCCGAGAACGACGACCTCTCCGTGCGCGCCTACCGCACGCCGGCGGGCCTGTGGAAGGCGACCACCGCCGGCTGGCAGCCGGTCGACCTGAAACGCGAGGCGCAGTTCAGCTCGGGCACGGCCGCCTTCGGCCAGTTCATCAACAACAACATCGGCATCGGCGCTGCGCCGCTCCAGAGCGGCTACAAGGCGGGCGAGAAGGCGCTGCTGGACGGTGCAGACGTGACCGCGCTGGTGGCGGCGGACGATGGCACCAGCGCGCCGCTCTCCGGCGCGCCGAGCGACGAGCTGCGCGTCACGGGATGGGACCTGGCGGCGATCCCGGATACGGCCACCGTGCTCGGTATCGAAGTACGCGTGAAGCGGCACGCAGCCGTAGGCCATAAGGTCGAGGACTACATCGCCGAGCTGATCGGCATCGATGGCGTCAGCACGAACAAGGCGCGCCGCGTCGCCTGGGACACAGACGACACGGAGGTGGTCTACGGCGGCCAGGACGACCTGTGGGGCAACGACAACCTCACCCCGGCCACGGTCAAGGACGCCGCATTCGGCTTCCGCCTGGTCACGCAGGCGATCGACGCCGTGCCGCAAGGCGGCATCAACCGTGTGTCGCTGCAGGTCTACTACCGCCGCCGCGACGCGGCGATCTACGTGTGGACCGGCGCGATCGATATCCCCGTGAACCTGGTCGACGCACAGCTCATCACGGGCAGCTACGTCGACGGCAACGCGGCCGGGTGGCTGGTGCTGGACATTCCCGGCGCCAGCTGGGCACCTTCCATCGGCAACGGCATGCAGATCCGGTCGGCGCCGAACGGCGGAGGCGACATGCTGGCGACCGTGGCCAGCGGCGACCAGCCGATCCGGCTGCCCGGCTGGCCCGACCTGAAAGCCAACCGCAGCCAGTATCGATTCGTCGCGACCAACTTCTACGGCATGGCCGACTACCAGGCCGTCTACGGCGTATCGGGCGCATCGCCTGCCTTCACCTATGACGGTTCCCGGCTGCTCTGGGTGCGGACGCCCATCGATCCCCAGCAGGATCTGCCGCGCCATATTGCGCGGCATGGCTCCTCGCTGGTGCTGGGCTACTACCAGGGCGCCTACATCCTCAGCGCACCAGGCGATCCGACCAACTTCCGCGGCGAGGATGGCGCGGCCAGCGTCGAGATCGGCCAGCAGCTCACCAACCTGATGCCCGCCATGGGCGACGCGCTGCTGGTGACCGGCCAGACGAAGACCCTCGTGTTGCACGGCACGGATACCGACACCTACGACCAGAAGTCGGTGTCGGACAACCGTGGCGCGCTCGAATACACCGGCGCGGACGTCGGGCGCCTGCTGGTTGCCGATGCGGTGGGCATCGCCGCGTCCGATGCGACGCAGGCGTTCGGCGACCTCAGTCGGACATACCTGTCGATGAGCGTGCAAGCCTGGCTGAAGCCTCGCCTGCAGGCGATGGCCGACGGCACGCAGCCGCTGGAGCAACCCATCGCCGCGATCGCCGTCCGGTCGAAGAACCAGTACCGCCTGTACTTCCGCGACGGGTACATCATGACTCTCACGGCGAACGATACGCCGGAGTTCACCAAGCAGCGCTACTACGCCGCCGCCAGCGATCCCGATCTGCCGGACGAGCCGTATCCGATCTCCACCATCGGCGTGGGCATCGATGATCTGGGGCGCGAGCGGATCTTCGGCAGCTTCGATGCGGACGCGAACCGCGGCTACGTGTTCGAGCTGGATCACGGCACGACCTTCGACGGCGCGCCGTTCCTGTCCTACCTGGTGCTGAACCCGCTTTCGTTCAGCGACAGCGTGATGCTCAAGCGCTTCGATCGGCTCTTCCTACTGGGGCATGCCGAGGGCTTCGCGAAGGTGAAGCTCAGCCGGAGCGTCAACTACGGCGTGCCGGATGGCACGAAGGCTTTCTCCTTCACGCTGGGCAACCCGCTCGCAAATGCCGGCATGGTGCCCGCGCGTGGGGTCGCCGACGCGCCGATCGAAGGCTACGAGGTGACGCTCCGGTTCGACGCACTCTCCGACGTCGAGGGGCCGCACACTCTGCAGGCCATCGGCACGGACGCCGACCCACGCGGCGACTCGCGCGGCCATGTTCGAGGCTGACACCCATGCTCCCCGTAGATACCCCCGAGAGCGGCGGTGGCGCCGCTCCGAAACCGTACACCCCGAGCACCTGGACTATGACCACGCCAACCTCTGGTGGCCTGATGCAGGCCGCGTCCCGTACCCCGCCCCTCAATGGCACCTGGACGCCAGCGCAGGCGTCGACCACGACCTACAACCCGGCGACGGCGAGTGCGTCTGGGTACAACGCGACCACCGGCTCCGCTGCCACGTACGACCCGACGAAGGTCGACCGCAGCGGCACGACCTACAACCCCACGTTGCAGACGGTGCAAGGCAACCAGCTGGTGAGCAACCAGCTCAACGACCTGACCAGCAGCAACAGCAAGTACATCCAGCAGGCGCGGCAGCAGGGCACGCAGCAGGCGGCGCGCGCGGGCTTGATGACCAGCAGCATCGCGGCGGGTGCGTCCGAGCGCGCCGCGGTGCAGGCGGCGCTCCCCATCGCCCAGGCGGACGCGGCGCGCTACGGGCAGGTGGCGGACGCGAACCAGAACGCCTCCAACACGGCCGGCCAGTTCAACGCGAACTCTAATCTCACGTCCGCAACGGCGGACGCCAACGCCGCGAATGCGGCGGGCCAGTTCAATGCGGGCCAGAAGAACCAGATGACGCAGGCCAACATGGAGGCCACCAACCGCGCCAACGAGTTCTCGGCGAACGCGCAGAACCAGACGAGCCAGTTCAACGCCAACAGCATCAACCAGGCATCGGCGACCAACGCCGCCGCACTGAACAACACGAGCCAGTTCAACGCGGGGCAGTACAACACTTCGGTGCTCAACCAGCAGCAGCTGCAAGAGGACCAGTACAAGTTCGACCGCACGGTCGACCAGACGCAGGCCAACCAGTGGTTCGGCTCGCAGTTCCAGCGCGAGCAGACCATGGGGCAGATCCTGCAAAGCATCTACAGCAATCCCAACCTCACGCCGGCGCAGCAACAGCAGGCCGCCGATAACGCCAAGACGATCTTCCAGGGCCTCTGGAACGCGACCAACGCGACTTTCTCGTCCGGCGTGCCGAGCGTGTTCACCAACGTATGAGCATCTCGATCCGACTCGCAGGGCTCCAAGACCTGACCCGGCTGGTGATCTTCGGCCGCCGGGCGCACGAGAGCAGCCATCTCGCGCACATCCCCTACAACGCGGACATCACGCGCGCCACGTTCCGCGGCGCCGTGCTGCTGAAGGGGCAGGACGTGTTCATCGCGGAGCGCGCTGACGGCTCGCTTTGCGGCTTCCTGATCGCGCTCACCGCGCCGCTGCCCTCCTGCCGGGCCAAGTACGCGACGGACGCGGCGTTCTACGCGGAGGCCGGCGGCGATCGCCTGCTGGACGCCTTTATCGCGTGGGCCAAGGCGCGCCATGCGGCGTGCATCTACATGGGCGTCACCCAGGACGATCCGGGTGACCGCATTCGCAAGCTCTACACCCGCAAAGGGCTCACGCCCACGGGCGGCATGTACTGGATGAAATTTTCGCGAGGAAACGAGCCATGAGTGGCGTGAAGAAAGCAGTCAAGGGTGTAGTGAAGGCGGTGAAGGGCGTGGTCAAGGGGGTGACCAAGTTCGTCAAGAAGTACTGGAAGCAGATCGTCATCGCGGCCGCCATCGTGTTCACCGCAGGCATTGCCACGGTCGGCATCGCCGGGTTCAGCAGCGCCATGGCCGCGGCCGGAGGGGGCTTCACGGGATTCATGTCAGCGGCAGGGTCCACGATGGTGGCGGGCGTTGCCTCGATCGGCGGAAGCCTCGGCATCGGCAGCGGCGTGACGGCGAGCACGGCCGGCGGCGCGTTCGCCGCGGCGCCGGTGATGTCGGGCGTCGCCGCCGGCTCGGGCCTGACGTTGGGCACCGGCGCGGCCGCGCAGAGCCTCGGGCTCGCTGCCTCCACGTACGGCGCGGGTGCGGGTGCGGCAGGAGCGGCCGGCGGCGCTGCGGGTGGCGCGGGGAGCTTCAATGCGCTGACCGGTGCCGGCACCTACACCGGCGCGGGATCCACGGCGGCCAATGCGAGCTATCTCGCTCACGCTGCCGAGACGGGCTCGCTCGCGGGTGTGCCCGCTGGAAGCGCGGCGGCGGGCGCCGCTGGCGCCGCCGGTTCCAGCGGCGCGCTGGGCGCCGCGGCGGCGGGAGCCGGCAAGCAAGGGTTGCTGTCGACCGTGATGAACAGCCGGCTCGCGGGACCGCTGCTTTCGGCGGGCATCCAAGGCATCTCGGGCTACATGCAGGGCAAGCAGCAGCAGGAGCTGGCCGAGGAACAGTGGGACCGCGAGAAGCCGCTGTCGTACTGGGGCGTCGGCGCGCGCGGCGAGTCGAATGGCGGTGGCGCCGTCAGCAGCCCATTCCAGCCCGGCAGCACGCTGACCACCACGCCGAACCAGGCGAGCAACGCGACGCCGGGCGCGCCCAACGTGCCGGGGAGCTTCCAGGTGCCCAATGCGCCGAACGGCAGTCGCGGACTCATGGCGTCGGCGTGGGACATCAACCAGGGCATGCCGGTCGATGCGGACGGCAACCCGATCTACAACTGGAATTGATCCCATGGCGGACGAACGCGATCTCTACGAAACCATGCTGGCCGGCCTGCTCGATTGGGTGTGGGGCAAGGGCAAGGCCGACATCCAGCGGCAGATCCAGCAGGCCACGCCGGACACGCTGGCCACGGTCATCGGCCATATCGCCTACGCGCTGGTGCAGCAGGGCGCCGAGCAGGGTGAGGCGGCCGGCCACGAGTTCAGCATGGACATGCTGATGGGCGTGGCGACCGAGATCATCGAGAGCCTGGAGAAGATGGCAGCGGCCATGAACATGCAGTTCGACGCGCAGGCGGTCGCGCTGCAGGCGCTCACGCAGGCGTTGAACGACTACGCCGATTCGCTGCCCGATGGCAGCCAGGCGCAGCAGGAGGCGCGCGAGGCCCTCAAGGAACTGAACCCCCAGGACTTCGATGACGCGAGCAGCACGCTCGCGCAGATCGGCGAGCGCAACGGCGTCAACCCGTTCGCTCAGGACGGCGGAGCGGCCGCGCCGGCACAGAGCGCGAGCCCGGCACCACAGCAAGGCGGATTGATGGGAGCGGCCCGATGAATCGCGCACTCGGTTACGGATTGATGGGGGCCGCCCAAGGCTTCCTGATGGGGCTGCAGCAGCAGGCGCAGCAGAACCAGGAGGACATCCGGTCGCAGCGGCTGATGGCGGCGAAGGCCGCCGAGGAGCGCGCGCTGGAGGCCATGAAATACCAGTACCAGTCGCAAGCCAACTACGAGAAGGTGATGGCGGAGTTCGCGACCAAGCAGCAGCTGCAGCAGGAAGACAACCAAGCCAAGGCCGAACTCGAAAGCAAGAAGCAGGAGTTCGAGTCCAAGCAGAAGGCTCTCGATCGCGCGTCGGAGGAGAAGCGCTCGGGCATGAGCGCCGGGGCGACCATCCAGGCCGCGAAGATCCGCTCGGAGGCCGAGACCAATCCGAAGCCGCGCGGCGAGCAGATCTGGCAGACGCCGGATGGCCGCAACATCGTGGTGAAGCCGGGCGAGACGCCGCCGGAGAAGGGCAACCTCATCTGGACGCAGGGCGGTAGCGTGGGCGCACGTGTCCGAGGCGGCACCCCGGGTATCGGCAGTGCGCTCAATGGCGCGCTGGGCGCGCCGGCCATGCCCGCTTCGGATGATGGCGCCGGCGCGCCGCCGGCCGCCGCGGCGCCCGGCTCGTCGCAGGACAACCCGATCGACGCCACGTCGACGCCGACCCAGCCGCCGCCGGGCACGTGGGTCCGTCTGCCCTCGGGCCGCGTCATGCAGATTCCCGGAGCCTGAGCATGGCGAACTGGTGGGACAAGTACGATGGCGCCGTCGCGGCGCCCACGCCGCCGCCGGCTGCGCCGAGCGCCGCAGGCGCGCCGTGGTGGGCGGCGATGGAGCAGGCCGCCGCGCAGCAGGACAACGAGATTGCCGGCGGCATGGCCGCAGGCGACTGGGGCTGGGCGTCGCAACAGCGACCCGCTGCCGATGCGCTGCCGCCGGGCGATTACCAGATGGGCGCGGCGGACGACGTGCCTCGCCTGGACGCCACTGGGCGCCCCGCGCCGGTGCCGACGAATCGCGATGTCCAGGCGCTGCAGCGCGACAACGCGGCCATGGCGTATGCCAACCGCGGCGCCGAGGGCAGCGCGCTGGTGGGGAACAGCCGCCTCTCCCAGGCGCTGGCCGCTGCGCCGGCGCAGGCATTCGATGCGCGGTTCGGTAGCGGCACGGCCGCGCACTACGTGCAGGCGGACACGCAGCCCGCCGAGCAGGCGGCCGGCCCCGCCTTCCTGTCGGGCGACTGGTGGAAGCAGCAGCTCGGTGGCGGCGGCGATGGTGCCGATTACGGCTCGGGTGCCGGCTACCTGATCGACAACCCGCTCACCCGTGGCTTGGGGCAGGGTGCAGCCTCGATTAGCACCGGCCTGAACGAGCTGATCGGCCGCGGTATCAGCGCGGTGAGCCCGTCCGCTGGACAGTGGTGGCAAAGCCAGTTCGTGGCCCCTGGCGTCGAGCAGCAGAAGCAACTGCAGCCGGCCGCCGATGCGGGTGTCGGCTCCCTGGTAACTCAGGCCCTCGGCAACCTCGGCTCGCAGCTGGCCGTCGGTACGGCCGCCGGTGGCGCAGGCGGTACGCCTGCCGCCACCGGACAGGGCCTCATGGGCGCCGCGCGCGTCACGCTCTCCAGCCCGCAGCTACGCACTGCCGCCGCGCTCGGTGCCAGCCAGGCCGGGAATGAAGCGGCGCAGCTCGCCGCGGAAGGCAAGCCGGTTTCCGACGAGCAGGTGGCGGCCATGGCGGCCACGGCGACAGCGGCCAACCTCGTGCCGCTGGCCGGCCGGTGGTCGCTGCCCGCGCGCGTCGCGTCGGGCGCGGCCGTGGGCGAGGCAACGAACGAGGCGAACAACGTCGTTTCGGGCCGCCCGCTCGGATCTGGTGCGGTCATGGCCGCCGGCCTGGGCGCTGCGCTCGGCGTGCTGCCGGGTCACCACACGCCGACACTGGCGGATGAGCGCGCGGCACTCGCCGATCAGCTCGCGCAGCGTCAGCGCGTCGATTTTCTGCGCGACGGCGTGGCCCGCCAGGATCTCGAAGAGCGAATCGGGCAGGTGGCGCAGCAGGCCGGCGGCGAGGTGCCGGAGGCGGTTGCCCGACAGCTGGCCGAGAACGTGGCGCAAGAGCATGGAACGAGCGTGGACGCGCTGCTGCGCGCGCCGCGCGGCCCGGCGGAGGCGGGCGTTGCCGCAGCCGACCAGATCCTGGCCGAGGCGCACGAGATCGTGACCGCAGCACGTCCGTTCGTCGCCGCCGACACGACCGCAATCGCGCCCGAAGCGTTGCGCCACGTCGAGCCGCGGACGCCCGCTCTTCCCGAGGTGCCGGCCGGTGCGTCGCGCGATGACCTGGTGCGCGCGTGGCGCGAAGCCAGCACGGATGCGGAGCGTGCGACTGCTGCAGCGGACATCGCGGCGTATGACGCGATGGTGCGCGGCGAGCCGGTAGACCCGGCTGCCGCGTTGGCCGGCAGTGAGGCAACGCCGCCCCCACCTTCGGTAGCACCGGAGCCTGCGCCGCCCCCCGCACCTGAGCCGCGCGCGGCCAGCCTGTCGCTGCCAGAGGCTGGGTCCGTCATCGATCGGCGTCTGGCCGCGCTGGACGAGCTGGCGTCGCGCGCTCGTCCCCCCGAGGAGCTGCGCTCCCTGGGCATGGAGGCCGGGGATCTGGAGGATCTGCTGCGTGGCGAGTACGCGAAGCGACAGGCGGGCGTGGCGCGATCGCCGGCCAACAGCCTCACCGATGCCGAACTCGCGCAGGCGGAGCAGCGCCTCGCGGCCGCGCGCGCCGCACTCGAGGATCACCGGCAAGCGGTCGCCGCCGGCAACCAGGCGCGGCAGCTTCGTGAGCAGCTGGCGAAGGTCGACAACGACGAACAACTCCGACAGCTCGCCGTGAAGCTGGCCGGGCACCAGGCGACCGAGGCCGCGCCGGCGGCGCCACGTGTCGCGGAACAAGGCTCGGCGCCGGGTGCCTGGTGGCAGGCGTACGAAGCCGGCCAACCGGAGCGCGTTGACCTGCCATCCGCCCGGGAGGACACTGCGACCTATGGAAACGCCAACCACCTACAACGGAGTGGTGTATCTGAGCCGTCCGGTGAAGCTGGACGGCCAGCCGGAGGCGACCTACCAGGTGGCCTCGAAGTCCTCGCCAACACCGACGCCGGCCCCGTCGCGGAAGCCATCCGCACGCAAGCGCCGCGACTCTTCCAGCGAACCAACGTTGTAGCCACGGGCGAGTTTCGCTCGGGCGTTGATCGCGTCCAGAACTGGCGCGACGCGGCCCACGTGATCGCACCTCTGCGGAAATCGCCGCAGGAGCAGATGCTCGCGCTCGTCACCGACGCCAACAACCGCCCGTTGGCGGTGCTGCGCCATACCATGGGACTGGTCGACCAGTCATCGGTATCGCCGGCTGCGCTGTTCGGTGCTGTGGCCCAGGTGCCTGGCGCGAGGCACGTGTGGTTCGCGCACAACCACCCGAGCGGAGCGCTCCAGCAAAGCTCTGCCGACCTGCACGTGACCCAGCAGCTACACGATCTGATGCGCGGCTCCGGCATCGTGCCTCACGGCATGATCGTCGTGGGGCCTGGACAGCGCACCGCCACCTACCACCACCCGGAGACCGGATATACGGGAGACGCCGGCACCAGCTCGGAGCAGCCAATCACCACGGCTGCGCGCACCGGCAGCGTGCCGCTGTTGGAGCGCCGATTGCGGCGCATTCCTTCGGAGACCGATCGGGCGCAGTTTCGCTCTCCTGGCGACGTCATCAACTGGGCCAACCGCAACGGCGAGAGCGGCGTCCTGTTGATGGACAACCGGCACCGCGAGCTCGGCTTCCTGCCCATGAGCGAGGCGGAGATGAGCCGCCTGCGCACAGGAGACCCATCGTCGGGCGCCGCGCATGTGATGCGCACGGTGGCGGATGCGAATGCGGTGTCCTCGATCGTCATGACGGCAGACCACGCTGCCGGCGACAACGTGGCCACGTTGCTGCAAAAGTCTGGGCTGCGCACCTTGGACATCATGGTGCGTCGACCGGATGGCAGCTACGAGTCGGCGGCCACGAAAGGCAAGAGGATCGGCGAGCAACCCACCTTCTACAGCCGCGAGGCACCGGAGCCGGACGGGCATCGCGCGCTCAATGTCGTGCGCGTTGAGGCGTCGACCCAGCCGCCCGAGGAGCTGTTCCGCACTGCCAACGAGTGGTATCGCGAACACCTTCAAGGTAGCCAAGTGAACGCGCCGGATGGAGCGCCGGTGGTGTTCTCGAAGCTGGGGCGCACGGAGGCGTTGTCGACGGGGCGGCGTGATCCGCGCCGCATGGCGATCGTCGCGCGGTTGGCCGAACTCGCGGAAAAGGCGCCGATCATCGAGGAAGACGTGGCCGATCGCGCCAACCGCACGGGCGTTTCGTATGCGTACGCCGCGGTGCCGGTGGAGATCAACGGGGAGACCTACGGGATCAAGCTGATCTACCAGATCGGTCAGGATGGCGGCCGCCGGTTCTACAACTTCCGGGGCTTCGATATGACGGACCCCGGTGCCTTGGATCGGGGCCGCGAGGCCGAGGCCTCGTTGGGCGCCCGCGGTTCGCCGGGGTCCGAGGTGACGATAGCGCGACTCCGGGAGGCCTTCAAGGAACGGCCGGCGTTCTCGCGAGACCAGGAGACGGGGCAGGGTGCGGCCACCACGGAGCAGGTCCGGGATGCGGCGCGGCGCGCCTGGGGCGGGCGTTTCATCGGCCGTCTCGAACGCTCGGGCGTCCTGCACTTCATCGACACCCAGGAGGCGCTGGCGCACGGCCTGGCCAAGTCGGCGGACGAGCTGGCTGGTGTGAAGGGCCTCTACCACGACGGACGCGCGTACGTGCTGACCGACCAGGTGCGCAACCTGGAGGACGTGCCCGGCATCGTGCTGCACGAGGCCGGCCTCCACTACGGCTATGACCGCCTCACGACCGCCGAGGATCGCCAAGCGCTGCGCGCGCGCGTGAACCGCGCGCTCGCCGCCGGCGATGCGGATATGGTCAAGGCGTGGCAGCACGCGGAGAAAGTCGGCACGCCGGCGCGCGCGATGCACGAGGAGGCGATGGCCTACCTCGCGGAGCACGCGCCCGGGCACGGCATCGTGACGCGCCTGATGGATGCGGTAAAGCGTGGACTGAACCGCCTGGGCATCCCGCTCGATCTCCTGGAATCCGACAGTGCGGCCATCCGCCGGGCAGCGCGGGACATGCTGCGGCACGCCGCCAGCGGCGAGCGCCCGGCGCGTGCCGAGGTGGATATCGACGGCGTGCAACCGTGGCGGGCCTCCAGCGTGGGCGGCGCTCCCGTCTTTAGCCGCGCGCCGGCCCATCAGGTCCGGCAGCAGGCGGCGGCTGCGCGGACGTCCATCCTGTCGCACCTTGCTGCGCAGGGGTACGGCCAGGGCGCGATCGGCTGGACCGGCAACCCCAGCGAGTACGAAGGCTGGCGCGCAGGCGTTCAGAAGGTCATCGCTGGGCTGTTCGACAAGATGGATCCCGTGCGCCGCGCCGAGGGCGCGATCCGCGACGCAACGGGGCAGGACATCGCGGATGACGCCGATGTCTATCGGCTCGAAAACCTCATGCACGGCCGCGCCGCGGATCGGCTCGATGCGCTCGATCGCGCCTCGGTGAAGCCGCTGTTGAAAGCCATGAAGGGTGCTGGTGTGCCATCCAAGCTCCTCATGGACTACCTCTATGCGCGACACGCGCCGGAGCGCAACGCGCGCATCGCGAGCATCAACAAGGACATGCCGGACGGCGGCTCGGGCCTCACGACGCAGGAGGCGAACGACATCCTGGCCGGCAATGCACCGGGACCGTATTCGGGCCGGACGATCAGCGCGGCCGATCTGCCGAAGCTGCAGGCGCTGGCTGCGCGCGTCGACCGGATCCGCGACCAGACGATCGCCACGCTCGAAGGCTCGGGGCAGATCACCCCGCAGCTCGCGGCTCAGCTGCGGCGCCAGTGGAAGTACTACGTCCCCCTGCGCGGCAAGGAGGGCGAGGCGGAGACGCCGCGCGGCGCCGGCCGCGGCGTGAACATCAAGGGCAAGCCGGTGAAACGGGCCCTCGGCCGCGGCGCTGGCAATGTGGCGCCGCCGAACATCCTGGCCGAGATCGTTGGCGACGCTCAACGCGCCATCATCCAGGCGGAGAAGGCGAGGGTGGGGCGCGCCGTGCTCAAGCTGGCAGCCGAGTACCCCAACCCGGACATCTGGGAGCTGGAACCGGTCGACCTGGAGTGGCGATTCTCGGAGTCCACGGGCGAGGCCTATCTCGCGCCGAAGCGCCCGACGAATGACCAGGACGTGCTGACCGTCATGCACGAAGGCAAGCCGTACCTGGTGCGGCTCAAGGATCCGCGCATCCGCGATGCCGTGCTGAACCTCGGCGCCGAGAAGGCGCAATGGCTGGTGAGCACGCTCGGCCGCTTCAACCGTTGGCTGTCGGCCGTCAGCACGCGTTACAACCCTGCTTTCACGCCCATCAACGCCCTGCGCGATATGACCCTCGGCATGACGGGCCTTGCCGCCGAGCATGGCGCTCAGGTCGCCGCCGACGCGGCCGCGCACTACCTGCCGGCGCTGCGCGCGTCGTGGCGCGATGCCGCGCACGCGCCAGGTGACGCCAGCGTGCCCGACCCGCAGAAGTCCATGGACGACTGGGCGCGCGAGTTCGCGGAACGCGGCGGCAAGACCGGCCTGGTGCACTTCAACGACGTGGAGGCCACCTCGCGCGCGCTGGAGGACAAGTTCCGCAGCAGCATGGAACTGCTGGGCGAGCTACGCCCTCTGGCGGCCGCGGGCAAGACGCTGGAGCACCTGCAGCCGATCGCGCACGTGGTCGAACTAGCAAACGAGGCGACGGAGAACGCGTTGCGCCTGGCGTCGTACGTAGCGCTGCGCAAGCGGGGCATGTCGCCCGATCGCGCCGCCTCCTACGCGAAGAACTTGACCGTCAACTTCAACCGAAAGGGACAGTGGGCTGGCGTCCTCAACACCCTGTACCTGTTCTACAACGCCAGCGCCCAGGGCGTGCGGCGCAGCCTGGAGCTGATGCGCAACCCGAAGGTGCTCGGCTTCCTGGGCAGCCTGGCCGCCTTGCAGGCATCCCAGGCGGCCCTGCTGATGTCGCGACAGGGCGATGACGGTGTGAGCGACTGGGATGCCATTCCGGACTGGAAGAAGGAGCGCTCGCTCATCATCGCGCTGCCTGGCCAGGGCCACTATTTTGCGCTGCCGATGCCCTACGAGTTCGGCTTCATGACGTTCGCCGGCGGCCGCCTCACGCAGGCCATGCTGGACCGCGAGCCATCGAGCAAGGGCAGCCTGGTCAACGACCTGGGCGCGGGGATGCTGCAGTCATTCTCGCCGATCCCGCTGGATAACGGGCCCACCGGCCTCGCGCCGGAGGTGTTCAAGATCCCGCTGCATCTGGCCGAAAACCGGGACGACTTCGGCCGCCGGATCACGGCCGACCAGCCGTATGCGCCTTACGACATGCCGCGCACGGCGATGGGCAAGGCGGGCACCGCGGCGCCCTATGTCTGGCTGGCGCGAGCGCTGAACCGCGCTGGCGGCGGCGATCCCGACTTCAAGCCGCCGGAGATCGCTCGCGGGCTGCTGGATTGGAGCCCGGAGGATCTGCAATACCTGTCGAACACGATGCTCGGCGGCCTGGGCAGTTTCAGCAGCGGCACCTGGACGTCGGTGGAAAAGCTACTCGCCGGGAACTACAAGGCGAAGAAGGACGGGCAGGTTGAGGTGGACTGGCCGGCGCTCCTGCGCGACTTCCCCATCCTGAAATCGTTCGGCTGGTCGACCGACAGCAACCGGGCGCGCGCCGATCGCTTCTACGACATCAAGGACCAGATCGAGCGCACCAAGGCGATGGTGCAGGCCAAGCTGGACGAGGGCGATCTACAGGGCGCCCAGCGCGTGGCGCGGGCGGCGGGCGTCTTCGCCGACGGCATGACCATCAAGACGAACCAGGACGGCTCGCCCGCGATGCGCCTGAAACACACCCCTCGCGGGGACGTGCGCACGTATCAGGTCGGCGTGGTGCCCGGCAGCCTGTACGCCGCCTACCGGGAGGTGAGCAGCGGACTGAGCCAGCGCAACGAGGACACGGGCCTCAGCGAGAAGGTGCAGCCCGGAGTGGCCGACTACAACCGGCAGATCCAGCGCGCCTACCAGCTGCCGGCGGCCCAGCGGACGCAGGCCATCAAGGATCTACAGGATCGGCGCGGAGGGCTGATGGGCGCCTTCCTGCGCGTCTACGAACAGCGGAAGAAAGCAGTGCCCACGCCGGGTACGTAACCGCCCCCACCACCAGCAGCGCCATCGCCGCGAAGATGAAGGCGCCGGCCGCCAAGCCGGCAGCTGCCGCCTGCAGCGGCGCGGACAGGATCAGCAGGGCATCGCGAGCGCGCATGTCCTGGACGCTACCAGACGACGACCATGCCGACGTCCCCTTATCTCCCCTCGACTTACGGTGCGACCGCGACCCCTGCCGTGGCCGTACCCACCCCTCCGCGACCCGCGCTGCCGCAAGGGCAGCCATCGCCGGCAGCCGGCCTCATGGGGGCTGCCGCGATGTCCCCGGCTCGCATGCCCAAACCCTCTCTCCCCAAGCCTGCGGCGCCCGTGACGTCGCGCATGGCGGGCACGGCCCTGCCGCGGCCATTGAAGCTGTAGGCGGGCGCCTACCGACCTTTCGGGCTGTTCCGATGGCGCTGGCGGCCCGGATTGTCTGATACTGGCATCGCCCCGCGAGTCCGGGCGCCGCCCCCAGCAGGGGCCGGGACAGCCGATGACCGGGGCACGTACCATCCAAACTCCCACAGCCGCACGGCGCCGTGGTACTTCTCGGATGTCGGCTCGAAGCGGCTGAACTTCCCGCGCGGGTCTTCCGCGCCGTCAGCCACCAGCAACTTCTCCCAGCGACCGGCGGCGGCGATCCAGCGCTCGGTGTGGCGCATGGGCAAATCAGGACGCTGGCAGGCATAGGAGGCTCGCCGCCGAATCTTGACGTCGCGCAGCATGATGTGGACGAGCCACATCCCGTCCTGCCGGACCAGCCAGGCGAAGTCGCGCGACACGAACGGCTTGACCAAGCGTGCCCGCCAGCATTCCAACGGCGCGCCCTGCTGCAGCCGTTGCATCTTCCATTGGACTTCCACCCCGGTCATGGTGGGGAAGGGTATGCGGCTGGCGTCTCGACCTCTGAGACACGAAAGGAGGGCCGGAGCCCTCCTTTCGGTTTACATCAGCCCTTTTGGGCTTGGTCGTCCTCATCCTTGATCCAGATCCGCCACGCCTTCTTCCCTGGCGGCGGATACAGACGATCACCTGTCTTAGGGTCTGTGATCCAGGCTCGATAGATCCAGTGTCCACCCTGGCCATCCTGACGTGTGCCAGCGTGCTTCTTTGCCGGCCGTTTTCGACTGTTATTTTTCATATCAACTATCCTTAAGGTTGGGGGTGCCCCATTCTTAAGAGCGCTGAAATTACGAACACTTCCTCCCTTGAACCCTAAAATTTAGGGTGCTAAAAAGGTTGTGCTCATCTACCAGAGCGCCCGAACAGCGACGGCACCAGTTGCCGCTGTTCCTACGGACGGCATGCCGGCACAGCATCCGTCCGTAGTTTTTCCTACCTACATAATCAACGGGGTATGCCCTCCCGGGCATGCCCCGTTTGTTATGCGGAACTCTATTTCACTCTGGCGGCGATTAATTTTCAAGGGGGTGTTGCGGCCGATCGTTCAGGTTCGGAATTCCGAACAAAACATATGCAATACAAAGCTTTACAAAGCCATACGGTTCCCATGATTAGCGCTTAAAAATCGCCAAAAATTAGCCTTAAAAAAACGCGTCTCGATTTTTGATCTATATTTTCAGGCGTCTAAAAATTAAGGCGTCTTCCCGTGTGCTACTCAGCGCAAATTTGGGCCGACTTCAAAAAGTATCGTCGCTTCGGAGGCGCCCTCGACATCGAGGGATACGTGAAGTTGGCCGGGTGGGCACGGGCCAAGGGCGTGTGGGTCAAGTCCGTGCCCAAGGCTATGCGCAACTCGTTCATGGAGCCGTCCGATCCGGGGGAACAGCCGGCCCGAGACGCGGCCCTCGCCGCCTACCAGGCAGCCGCCCTCGATCTGGAGAGGGAAATTGCGGAGCAGACTGAACGGCTTGTTAAGGCTGAGGCGGTGCTCGCCAGCCCGAAGCCCACCAAGAAGGCCGAAACCGACAGGCGCGTGTCCACTAATAAGATCGCCGCAGCGCGCGCTCGGCTGGCCGAGGTCGGCGACTTTGCCGTACGCGATGGGTACGACCGGATCTGGCCCGGCCATTTTGCACCCTTGCTGATCCGCGACCCGGCGACCGGAGAGCGTCGCGTCGTTCCTGCTCGCTACCGCTGCCGACTGCCCGGCTGGACGGAGGAAATGGAGCGGGAGAAGCCAGGCACCTACAACGCTCGCAGGGACAAGCTCTCGACCGTGTGGAGGCCGCTGTTCGGCCGAAACCACGGCATCGTCGTTGCCAGCCGCTTCTACGAAAGCGTTTCATTGCATCGGTTGCAGCGCCGCGAACTCGTGCCGGGCGAGCGAGATATCCCTGTCGAGGTGGAGTTCCAGCCGGAGCCGGCGCAGGACATGCTCTTGGCGTGCCTATGGCGCTATGTAGAGTCAGAGGGCGACGAGCCGGGTTTCTACACCTTCGCGGCGATCACGCGTGAGCCGCCGCCAGAAATCCTTGCCGCCGGCCATGATCGCTGCATCATTGCCATTCGGCCCGAGCACATCGACGCTTGGCTGGACCCGGACCCCAAACGCCTAGGCGACATGCTGGCCATCCTGGACGACCCAGTCGATGTCTATTATCAGCGTGAGCTGGTTCAAAAAGATCCTTCTGCCGCATAGAGTTATCCCTGCCAATATGGCGAAACTCAAGGCAGGAGCAGGGATGAATGAATGGGCTTGCTCGGTCGACTGGCCGAAGGCGATTGGCGTGATAAAAGATGTAATCGTTGCGTCGGCCGCGATTGCTACGTCATTCGTGGCATGGCGCGGCGTCGAAAAATGGCGGTCAGAGGAATCCGGAAAGGCCGACTTTGACTTGGCGAGACGCCTGGGAAAGGCTGTCTATAAGTACCGTGACGCCTTGCGAGCTGCTAGGACGCCACTGGTTTCACGCAGCGAGTACCCGGCCGATTTCAACCATGGCGGTGCCTCTACAGCGGAACTAGAGGCTGCGTGGTCCTACATCTTCAGGGCGAGGTGGAAGCCACTACAGGAGGCCGCCGCGGAAGTCAGGTTGTTGTCGCATGAGGTTGCTGCGCTTTGGGGTGAGCAGGCCCACCAGGCGGTCGATGAGCTGCTTCGATCGGCAAACGTTGTGTACTTCTCGATGGTGTCCTATGTGGCCAATGAGAAATCCGGCGGCAAGAATTTTGCAAATATGCCTGAAGTCGCGAGCAGGATTGCTGACCAGCTCTTCGATAGCGGATGGCGCCAGGACGAGGAGGGTAATTACGTAGAAGGCAACAAGCTCACGGCGCACGTCGATCAGGCGATCAAAGATCTTATGGATATTCTCAGGACGAAGCTCCCGACGCACTCCAAGAGCCCTTCCGCTGCTCGTCAGCATGCCACCCCGTAAAACTTCATCTCGATTTTTATATGAATCAGACGGATAGGGTGTGCTCACCCGTAAAAATATTACGCTGAAACCTGCGCTGTTGAAGCATCGTGCGGGTGACTCTTAATCAATTGGTCGTAGGTTCGAATCCTACACGGCCCACCAATAAAGCAAACGCCCAGGGAGACCTGGGCGTTTTTCTTTTTAGCCCGCTCGAGACACTATTCGCTTTATGGACGTCTAGACGTCCATAGGCTGCTTTCTTCGTATGCGCTCCAGGTGCATTCGACTGTCACTGTGGATGGCGTGCTCGGTCGCTTCTGCTTCTCGTGAAGTCGCCCGAAGAAGCCACAGCTGCTGCGTCATCAGGCGATGGTCGCGATGCGAGAAACGACCATCGGCCACGGAAAAAGCACACAAAAAAGGCCGAGCTTTCGCTCGACCTTCGATGATTGGTACCGGTGATAGGACTCGAACCTACACTCTGTCGCCAGAAGCGGATTTTGAGTCCTTAAAAAAATACCATTACTTTCAAACGGTTATTCTTAAATCACGTCCGCAATAGGAGGGTCATCGTCGTTCGCAATCCATTGTTTTACGTGGTGCCGTTCGCGATTGCGGACCAATGTGGCTACTTTTTCAGGAGGTCGGGAGCGATCTCCAAAATGTCGTAGGCGCACTTCATCAGCACAAAGTAAGGGAGGGGTAAGCCGCCAACTTTGTGGTCCATGAGCAGGCGGATTGGTTCGTCGAAGCTATTGACTTGACCGGTGCTCCCCGTGTCGCTCTCTGGGTGTGAGGCGCCCATGGTGTTGGCTACCCTCTTGATCAAGTTGTGTCGTGCAATTGAAAGCGTGGTTAGCTTGCCATCGCTATTGGCACTGCGAAGTTTGATGGCTTCTGAACCAAGCCACTGCCTAAAGTTGAGGCGCGTCGTTGTTTCTGATGCCATGGCCTTGACGATGGCTGGGTCTAGCCCAGCGTCAACGAACGCGTAATGTGCGATTTCTATGCCATCGGCCCTCATCCTTAAGCTGCACCCGCTGCTGAAGTCCGATGTACTGGTTCTAGTTGGACCCGCGATCAGCTGTCCATTAGAAGCGCGCGTAAAAAGCGGCCCCGCGAGATATGCGAACACGAATGGTGCATTCTTGGCCGCGTTCACTACTTTTTTGGGTGGCGCGCCAGACCTAAAGCGCTTGGTGCTGCTGAATGCGGGATAGTTTTTTTCCAGGAAGGGCGGCATTTCCGACCATACCCGCAGGGAGTGCGCGAGATCCAGAAGTGACACTTCATCGTATGTATCTCGCGAGTGCTCAAAATGCCGCTGCAACCGCTTCAGCTGCACGTCCACATCGATCATCGCCTTCCCCCACCGGGACCACGGTCGAGATCTTATAGCACCGCCGCCAATCCGCTAACGGGTTGGTGTCACTTTGTCGCCGCGGCGCTTGCGCACATAGTGCTCGGTCATGGTGACAGATGAATGGCCAAGCTGCTGCTGTGCCTGTCGAATGTCCCCGGCAAGGTCTGTCTTATCCGTGCCTGCCTTGGCGCGTAGATCCCGAAATTGGAATGCCGTTTTGCCGATTCCGGCCGCATCACGCGCCTTAGCAAAGCGATCGCGCAGCATGCGTTCGGTGAGGGGCTGGCCATGGTCGTCCACGATCAGGCGCGTGCTGTGGACCTTGTAGCCTGACTTGCGCTTGGCAATGCGGGCAAGTAAGACCTCCAGTTCGCCGACCACCTCGATGCGGCGCTTAGCCCCTGTCTTGCCTTGCCTGACGTGAAGAAATTCGCCGCGCACTTGGCGCTCATCCATCGTGCGCGTATCAGCAACACGCTGGCCGGTCAGGTAAGCGAGGTCCATGGCGTCGCGTAGCGCTTGGTCGCCTTTTTCGTAGACAGCGTGGTATACCTCATCCTCTACGTATACATCCCGCCCGGTCTCTTTGTAGCCCTTTACGCCTGCGCACGGGTTTGGCAAGGCCGTGTAGCCCTCTTCGCGAGCCCAATTCCATATGTGAGAGAGCAAGGCTTTTTCGCGGTTTGCCCGTGTTTTGCCCGCGCCCTGCCGCTCAAGCACCTTGCCAGTCTTCGTGGTGGTCGTCCGTGGCTGAGCGCGCCACCTTAGATAGGCCTTTACATGCTGGGGTTCGATGCCATCAAGTGGGCAGGGCGGATCATTGAAGTAAGCCAGGAGCCACTTCAGCTCCTTGACGTTGTCTCGTTGCGTGCGAGCGGCCTTGGTCGGTACGACCTCGGCTAGGTAGCGATTCGCTACGTAGCCGAAGGTGATTACTTCCGCCGGCTTCTCCGCACCGGCACGCTGGATCTCGGCCCAGCGGACGATCGCCAGGCCGTAATCGCTGCCGAGGGGTTCCTCGCGCCGTGGCTTTCCACCGTGGTCGTAGTAGTAGAAGGTTTTCTTTCCCTTCTTGCGCACCCGCAAGTGCGGGACGGCGCCTGGATTCTTCGGCTTTCGGCCCATGGTCAGGCAGCCTCTTTGTTCGATTTCCAGCCGCGCTTGGGCTGGGCCGCATCTGGCTGTCCTTCAACTGCCGCGCGCGTCACTACGGGCCAGCCGTGGGCGTCCACGTAGTGCCGAATGCCGTTCTGGCGCAGGAAAGTGAGCTGGCCTGCCTTCCGAGTCGTCCGGCAGAGCTCAGCTAGCTCGTCGCGGGAAAGGCAAAGCTGGCTCATGCCGCGCGCACCTCCTGCTCGATCCGGCGGAACTCCACCACCCACACCCAGGGGTTGGTGTTCCAGCTCTCGGCGCCGTTGATCAGCTCCCAGAGCAACTGGAATGCGCGAGGTGACCAGCCTTGGGCTCGGTGCAGCAGGTCGCCTGGAATTCCCTCGGCGTGCGCATCCGCCTCGCTGATGTCCTGCAGCCGCTCCACGCGCACGCCGGTCACCTCCAGGGTGATGCGACTGGCCCAGCGGGGCATGTGGATGCTCGGACGGTTCTGCTTCCAATACCGGGTCAAATAGCCGTTGTAGTAGTCGTCGACGTAGTCCTCGTCGGGACGTATGTCGCGTGGCTGAGGGATTCCAGATTCGTCATCCTTGGGCCGTTGGATATCGGCCTGACTGCCATCAGCGGCATATTCGATCCAGACTGTCTTGTGTTCCTCGCCCAGCGTCCACGCGGCTCCACGATAGCCCCACGTCTCTCGTACCCACAGGCGATCGCCGGGCCTGCCGTAGGGACAGTACAGATCGGCGAAGTTGCTCGACCCGAGGCACCGGAGCACCCACGGCCGCTCCTTGTCCTCGATGCCAAAAACTATCCCGTCACCGAGGAAGTCGCGATAGGTCTTGGGCTGCGGCTTCACGATTCGACGCGTCACCGTCTTGCGGCCGTCGAGGATCGCGCGGACCATGGGCGCACTGAATAGAATGGGGGATTCACGCATGGCAGTCTTCGAGGTTGGCGAATTCACGGTTTACCCATTCGTGACCGGGCACGCCGGTCATTGGCACGCGCACTACTCCGTTACGACGCCGGATGGTCGAGGCGGCACGCATAGCTTTGGGAATAAGGATGTGCCGGGTTGGTTTGCCACGGACGACGAAGCGATGGAGGCAGCACGGGCCGCAGGCCGCGCGGCTGCTGAGCAGCTTGATGCCCAGGGCGGAATTGAGCCTTACAGGGACGACGACTGACATCACGCCGCCATCCTCTCCGGCACATCCGCCGGTTCCAGGTTGGCGCGTGCCAGCGCGGCGAGCGGCGGCGGGCTGACGCTATTGCCGCACATCTTCACGGAGGCACTGTTGCTGAGCTTCGTGCCATCCGCGGTGCGGTCGATGATGTAGCCCGGCGGGAAGCCCTGTGCGCGGAACAGCTCCTCGCGGCGGAGCATGCGCAGGCAGATGTCCACGATCACGTAGGGCGCGCCCTGGATCGTCACGGTCACCAGCGCCAGGCGGTCCTTGGTGGTGGCCGTGGTCAGCGGCTCGTCCAGGGCCGCATGCTGGCCGCCGGTGCCGTGGTAGCGCATGAGGAACGCGGCCACGCGCAGCGCGCCTGCCTCCTGCTCCGGGCTCAGCG